GAGTATTTAGTAGCCCCCATCTTGGAGAAACAAATTGATAGAACTGCTAACAAAAATGATGACACCAAGCCAGCCCAAACCAAAGCTAACAACTGAAGAGTTTGAGGTTAGAGTTTGGGGATTTGTAGTGGTGGCTATTACAGTCATCTTATTTGGCATTGTGTTTGCCTTACTATATTCTGTTACTTTTGTAACACAGCCTATTAAGAGCATGGCTCCTATTGACCAAGCATACACTAAGATGCTTAATGATATAGTATTACTTATTGTAGGTGGTATTGGTGGCATTGTAGGTAAGAGGGCTGTTAACTCAGCGCAGAATGCTTTCAGACCACAGCCTCCAATGCAGGGCTGTGGCGGTGGTGGCTACGGTATGCCTAACAGCAGCTACGCCTCACCACAGTCTGCCTATGGCCTTCCTAGCCAGCCTTTTGGTGCTATGCCTGTCTGGAAGAACCCAGAGCTAGATGAAAGCTGGACTCCCGGTCCACCACCAACAACACCACCAGAACACATGGAGCCTGATGAGGAAAGAGAAGAGATAGCTCTGGCAAGAAAAGAGGCTGAGTGATGTTTCCTATACCACTTCCTTGGATCATCATTGGTGCAATGGTTGCACTATTTGGTACATATCAAACTGGTCATCATTATGGCTGGCTTGAGCGTGACGAAGAGATGCAGATAGAGATAGCTAAGAAGAATGAAGAAGCCCGTGAGATAGAGAAGAATATGACCATTAAGCTTGCTGATAAAGAAACAGCATTAAGAAAGGCAAAGAATGAAATATCTAAGAAGCAGTCTGCTATGCGTGAGCTTGCTAACACTGGCAGGTTGCGCCTCCCCACCACCAGTTGTGTACAAACCAGCACAGGTTCCACCCCTACCACAGGAGATAGCGGAGCCGATGCAAGCGAACTTGAGCGACAGACTATTGCAACTCTTATCGACATCGTTGCCGAAGGAGACAAAGCCATCGTCAAACACGCCCAATGTGTTGCAGCCTACAACGAAATGAGGGAGTTGGTCAATGGTAAACGCTGAACAACTAAGACAACTTAAAATTGATACTGCCTTGGTAGATCCTTTTAATGAAACCTTTGAGAGGTTTGGTATTGTTACACCAGCACAACAGGCTTCATGGATCGGTCAATGTGGGCATGAGTGTGGCAACTTCCGCATCATGGAAGAGAACTTAAACTACAGAGCACCCACCCTGCTTAAGCTGTTTCCTCAAACTCCTAAGAGAGCTTGGGGATTTACACCAGAAAGTGCAGCAGCTTATGAGAAGCAGCCACAGAAGATAGCCAATAGAATCTATGGCAATCGTATGGGCAACAGAGATGAAGCTTCTGGGGATGGGTTCAGGTTTCGTGGATCTGGATTTTTACAGCTAACTGGCATGAACAACTTCTTCCACGCTGGACAAGCCTTGGGAGTTGATTTCATTATGCAGCCTGAGTTGGTGCGTACACCACTGTATGCTGCCCAGACTGCCGGATGGTTCTGGCAGACTCACAGGCTCAACCAGTATGCTGATAGTGGTGACATCCTCACTATGACAAAGCGTATCAATGGTGGCACAATAGGACTTGAAGATCGTAAGAAGCATATTGAACATGCCTTACATGTATTAGGTGGTTGACTAGACCACCAATTTGTGGTATGACAAGGCTTAAAGGTATATAATGTTACCAGCTTCTCTAAGTATTATTGGCAGAGAAGTGCCGATTAGGGTTGTAGATGTATTCCCAGAACAACTGGGAGAGTACAGCTATGACGATTATGCAATTAAAATAAAGTCTGGTCAGCACCCCTTAGCGGAGGCAGATACATTGTTACATGAATGTATACACGCTATAGACGACTGCTTCCAATTAAAACTGTCAGAGAGACAAGTGTATTGTTTAGCTGTAGGAGTGTTAGCACTACTTAGAGATAACAGAGATATGCTTGCTTATTTAACTGAAGCAATAGAGAAACCAAGAAACATATGAAAGATTTTACATCACAGCAGAAAGAAGTTGTAGCTAGAAAGCTTGGCTATGACGGACCTATGCAGGGCTTTGATGAGTTCCTTGCGTCTTCTCCTTCACTAGAAGCTAAGTATGCCTCCATCACTGGGAAGTTTTCTCAGCGCATGGCTAATGGTGGCTTGGTTAAGATGAAGCCCAGAGGATTTCCGGCTGGAGGATATGTATCTACTGTGTATGAAGATACGGCATCTACCCCTTCTTTTGCTGAAGCAGATCGATTGGTTCGTGCTGGTTATGCAAAAATTGGACGTACAGGAATTGGTAATGCAGTCAATCAAATTGATCAGGCTGGATATGACAACTTTTTAAATCTTTTGACATCTGGCACAGTTAGCGCAGCAGACTACCTATCTATATTTGCTGATGCTGCTACTAGATATATGGCTGACAACCCTGATGACCCATATACAAAATATGTACAAGGATTTTTAGGTACTACATCAAATGTACCTCCAACTACTGTACCTCCAACTACTGCACCTCCATATATACCGCCTACAACTGTACCACCAACTACAGCACCTATAACTACAGCTCCTGTAACTACTGTACCGCCAACTACAGCCCCTGTAACTACAGCTCCAATAACAACAAGACCAGTAACTACAGCCCCTGTAACTACACTGCCTGTAACAACTAGACCTGTGACAACAGTACCCCCAATAACAACTACACCAGCACCAACTACAACTGTACCACGAACAACAGCACCTACAACTACAAGAGCACCGGGTACTACACTATCTCCAGCAGAGCAAGCAGCAGCTATAGCCGCAAGAACTGCTGCTACACAGACTAGCTCACCTGTAACTTATTCAGCTACAGGTGTTCCTCAAGCTGCTGATGCTGCTCAAGTAAAAACAATTGGAATTATTGACCCTACTGAAGCTCAAAAGATAGGTGTAGAAGAAAGAGCTGGAACTGTAAGTACTATTGATGGAACTACTCCCGCTGCTGCTACATTAGCAAGTACTCCTACAACAACACCAGCCGTTACAATGGCCTTTTCTTCTGCTGCTGCTCCTTTAAAGACTGCTCTTGATAAAGTTTCTCCTACTGATGGTACATTATCTGAAGCAGCTAAAGTAAAAGCAGAAGAAGACGCTACAACAGCTTTGGCTGGTTCTGCTGGTATAGCAGAACAAATAAGCACTGCTCAAAAAGTAGCTGTAGTACCAGAACGCACAATATCAGAAGCTGAGAAAGTTTCTGGTAGTGCTGTAACTATGGCTACGGTGGCTACAGAGTTGGCTAAGGCTAAAGCTGAAGAAGGAACTGTCACTGCAGACATGACTGTACAAGGGCAGCTTGCTAAACTCACTAAAGATTTTGATGCAACAAACCCACCTTCGTGGGCTGCTGGTGCATTGAGAGCTGTGACAGCAGAGATGTCGGCTAGGGGCTTAGGTGCTTCTAGCTTGGCTGGTGCTGCTTTGGTACAGGCTGCTATGGAGAAAGCTCTTCCTATTGCTTCTGCTGATGCTGCTATATATCAGCAATTTGCTTCACAGAACCTATCTAACAAACAACAGATAGCTGTTCTTACGGCACAACAAAGAGCTACCTTCTTAGGTCAAGAGTTTGATCAAACCTTTCAGACCCGTGTTATTAATGCTGCCCGTGTTTCTGAAATTGCCAACTTAAACTTTAATGCTAAACAACAGGTGGCTTTAGAGAATGCAAGACTTGCTCAGTCTGTTGACTTAGCCAACTTAAATAGCAGACAAGCTGCTTTTATGGCTGAGCTTGCACAGACAGCTACCCTTGAAACAGCCAGTTTAAATAACAGACAGCAAGCTGCTGTTGTTAATGCTCAGTCTGCTTTGCAGGTTGATTTAACTAACATGTCTTATGAACAGCAAACCACTGTTCTTAAGACACAGCTTACAGCACAAGCTATTTTGTCTGATGCTGCTGCTGATAATGCTGCTAAACAATTTAATGCTACCAGCACAAATCAAACAAATCAATTCTTTGCTACTCTAGCTTCACAAGTAAGTCAGTTTAATTCTGCACAGAGTAATGGTATGGAACAATTTAAAGTTGACCAAGCAAATTCTGTTAAGAAGTTTAATGCTGAAGTTACTAATCAAAGAGAACAATTCAATGCACAGCAACGATTGGTTATTGATCAGTCTAATGCTCAGTGGCAGAGGGAAATTGCTACAGCTAACACAGCAGCTACTAATTTAATAAATCTACAGAATGCTCAACTCTCACAGCAAATGACATTGACAGAATATAATAATGAGATACAGATGTATCGTGATGCTGTAACACATGCTTGGCAGTCTGCTGAGAATGATGCTAATAGAGCAACCACTCTTGCTGCTTCAGAGATTTCTGCTGCTGCTGCAGTTGCTGGTGCAAATATTAAAGCAGATGGTGATAGCTCAGCAGCCATTGGTGGATTTATTGCCCGTGTTCTATTTGGATAATCTATGAAAAACTTTAAAAACTATTATAGTAAAGTGGATGGTATGGCAAGTGCTAAACTATCTAAACCAAAGAAAGATACTGGTAAAGGTTTGTTATCTAAAACATCCACAGAATCAGAAGTATCAACATCTTCTTCTAAAGATGTATTTGCTAAAGTAGCCAACTACATGGCAGCAATTAGAAAACAAAAAGAGGAGTTGATGAATGACAGATGATATTATGTTTACTGCACCTATCCCCGGTCAATCATTAACGATTGAGCCGGGTAGTGGTCCTTGGGAGCAGCCTTCTCAGTATGTAACTATAGATGATGTAGCTTCTTTCTATTCCGATAAGCTGGATAATCCAGAGGCTATCTTTGAGTTGATGTCTTTGCTTGAGAAGGGTATACCTATTCTTACTATTGTTAATACAATGGTGAAGGCATCTATCATGAAGGGCTATCACACTGTTGATACAGGTTTCTTAGTGACACCCATCATTGTAGAAATTATTAAGACAATAGCAGATTTAAATGATGTTATGTACACAGTAACTGCTGAAGAAGCTGGTAAGAAAAACACTGTAAGCCCTGCAATCATTAAGCAATTAATTGATGAAGCAAAGAAAAAAGTAAAGAAGAATCCTGAAGCTATTGTAGAGCGTAAAGGTTTAATGGCTAAAGGAGTAGCATAATGGCATTTAGACTTAGTTCATTTCTTGGTGGTGTAGCTAAAGGCGCAACAGACTTAATCGAAGAGAGAGAGAAAGAGAACACTCTTCAGATTAAAGACAGTATTAAAAACATGTACCACAACTATGCTGAGTACAGAAAAGAAACAGAGAAGAAGAAGGAAGAGATTAGAGAAACAGTAGGCTCTCTTCGTTCTTTTAAATTTGCTGATGGTGCTTTAGATGAGAAGGAGCTTATTGCTCTTGCTTCTGATTTGCCTACAGCTAAATCTATTGCTGAACAACTTCAGAAAAATCCTGAAAAGCTTGAAAAATTATCTAAGTCATTTATTAAAGCAACAGGTAAAATTCCTGAGGGGATGACCTTCAATGATTATGTTGAACAGTATGGCAAAGTGGCTAAGATGGATGCTGCTGAGTTTGAACAAGTTGCTGCTGGCAAACAAGATAGCTTCTTGAATAAGATGGTGTATGGTAATAATGTAACTAAGATTAGAAATGCTGCTGCTAAGTATGGTGTTACTGCTGAAGAGCTGTACAATGTTGGTGCAGCTAAAGGCTCTAAGTCATTCCCAGCACTTCTTGAAGTGGACTATTCTAAACTTAAGAAAACACCAGAGTTTAAAGACCTTAAAGATCAAGCTATGGTTGTTATGTACCGAGCAAAACAAGAAGGAACAGATGAAGAGATATTAGCAGCATCTAAAAATATGGGTGCTATTAAGGGAACAGAAATTATGGCTGAGCTTAAGGAAAAACCAAAAGAAACACAGCAAGATATAGAAGTTGATTATGGAAAAAGAATTCAAAAGGCTACTGATCCTAAGGAAAAAGCTAAACTAATGAGCGAAATTAGGACGATGCAAGAAGTATGGGCAAACCCATCGCTTAAGAAGTTGACAGAGGGTGAGAAAATTAATACTGGTAATAAGCTCGTTACATACAAAGGTATTATTAACTCTGCTATTTCAAACTATTTACCACCCGGAACTTTTAAGACTAATCCTATAACAGGTGATCTTGAAGTTAGCGAATTGGCAAAATCTGGTGATTTTGCTAAAGGTAAAAAAGCTGGTATGGAAGCAGCAATTGCTTTTGGTACAGACCAGAATGGTAGACCAAAATCAAATGAGGAGAGGTATGCTTTGGCTTCTGTTGGTATACAGTTTGATCAGGATGGTAAAGCATTTGCTCCTAAGGTTGAATTTGCTGTTGAGGCAGCACCAGCAGCACAAACACCAAGACCAAGGGGTGGTCCTATGGCTAGGCCAACAGCACCAGTGGATACAGCTAAGGCAAGATCAGAAGCTAATGCAGCCATTGCTAGTGGGGCAGATAGAGCAGCAGTAGCAGCACGGTTTAAACAACAGACAGGACAGGATCTCTAAATGGGAATGTTTGATGACTTAATCCCCACTAAAACTAGTGGTGGTATGTTTGATGATTTGATTCCAGCTAAGCCTACGCCTCAGCAAATTGAGGCTGCTGTTGTTAAACCTCCTACAGAAGCTGAGCTTAAGGCTGCAGAGAAACCCGCCATCATCACCAAACAACTTATGCCTAGCAAGGCAAAGATTGAGGAAGCAACTAAGAAGAGCTTAGAAACCACCATTCCTTTTGAAGATCTTTATAAAAACCCAGAACTGTTTGGTGTTATTAAAGACTACATGAAAGTTAGTCGTAATGTTGTTCCTGAGAAGGGACAAACAGACGAAGACTTTGTTAAGAAGTATATGGCAACAATGAGAGATGTTGAGTTCAACACTTTCTTTGGTGCATTGCCAGAACTCAACAGAATTAAAAATGCTAAACCAGAAGATGCTCAGACATTAGGACTTGGCAGAGAACTATATAAACAAACACGAAGTGTGTTCCAACCCGGTGGTCAGGGCTATGGCAGTGCTGATGCTTTAGTTCCTTATTGGAATGCAATGACATCTATTGCTACAGACCCATTAAACTATGTTGGATTTGTTGGAGGTAAGATTGGTGGGCAGGTTGTTAAATTAACTGCAGCTCAAGAAGCTGCACAGCTTGCTGCTGGAGCTGCAGCTAAAGGTAAGCTTGCTTCTCTTCTTACACCAACTAAAGGCAAAGTAGTAGCTGGAGTTGCTGGTTTAGAAACTGCATCAGGAGCAGGTCAAAGTGTTGTTAGCCAACGCTTAGATCAAGAAGTTGCTAAGAGTATTGGTCAAGAGCCGGAAGAACTAAGCGCACCTCAAATGATTTTAAGTGGTGTTGTTAGTGGACTCTTTGGTGGTTTGGAAGCTAAAGCTGCTGTTACTAAATTTGGTAAAAAATATGGTTTAGCCGAAGAACTTGAGAAGCTTAAGAAGTCTAAAAAGAAAACACCAACAGATCCTACTGCTCCACCAACTAAGGTAGAGACAGCTTTGTTATCTCCTGTTGATGAGAACATGGACCTACTTGCTGAAGAGTTTATGAAGCAAGAGGGTGCTAAGATATTGGATGAGATATCTCCTGCTGCTGCTCTGGTAGAGCCAGCTATTCGCAGAGACTTATCACAGAGAGCCATTCGTGTGGCTATGAATGTGATTGAGAACGATCCTTCCTACAAAGTTAAGGCAGGACAAAAGACCAGCACAGCTATTGCTGAAGTGTTCTCTGCTATGGATCAAGGTCTTATTGATGACACCCTGTTAGAGCAAGCCATTAGAAAAGAAGGACTGAGTCCTGAACAGTTTGCCCAAGCTAACAGAGTGACAGTGACACAGGCTGCTCAAATCATGCAGCAATATTCAACAGCTTCTAAGGCTTTGAATCGTCTGCGTCAAATCGATCCAGATGTTGCTAAGCAAGTGGATGCTTTGTATGGTAAGCCTGATGAATATACATCCACCCTTGGCTACTTAGGTGGTGCATTCAATCGTCTTGAGAGAGAAAGTAAAGCCCTCATTGTCAGTGGTATTGGTACAACTGTTCGTAACGTGATGGGCAGTGGTATTGGTTTGACCTTTAACTCAGCAGCTTCTGTTATTGAAGGCTCGTTGATGACCATAGGAAAGACACTAGCACCAGAAGCTAAAGGTGCTAGACTTAACACACTAAAGACAAGCATTGGTGACACCATTGAGAATGCCTTTGGCACATGGGGCTACTTGCGTAAGAATGATTTAGCCTCTGAAGTGACAGATGAGCTGCTCAAGCATAACCCATCCATTAGAAGCCACATCCTTTCTGCTATGCAAGAGAGTGATACAGACCTGTCTAAAATTGCTCGTATGGCTAATGCATTAAACATAGCGCAGGATGCTTTCTTTAGAAAGGCCATCTTTGCTAACTCAGTGGAGAAGAAGCTTAAGGGTGTTGGCTTAGATATGTATCAGCTTATTGCTGATGGTAAAGTTATTCCTGCTGACATCCTTAAAGAAGCAGCAGATGAAACATTAAAAGCTACCTTCTCTTACACGCCTAAAATACCTAAGGGTGGTATTAAGACATTCGAGGGTGGTGCTGAGGCAATGGGTAACTACTTTGTTAAAGCTGCAGAGGTTCCCGGTGGTAGCTTGTTTGTTACCTTCCCTCGCTTCATGACCAATGCCATTGCATTCCAGTATCGCTATAGCCCATTAGGTGGCATCTCTGGTGCAGAGGACATTCTTAGGGGTTCTAAGATGTTAGCTAATGGTGATGAGACAGGTGCTGCTCTCATTAGAAAAGGTCAAGAGAACACAGCTAAAGGTATTGTAGGTACATCAGCATTGCTTGCTGCCATTGACTATCGTGAGAACAATCAGGATGTTGAATGGAACATGTGGAAAAGAGATGATGGTACTACAGTGGACATGCGTGGTATTTTCCCTATCGGTCCTTTGTTAGCTATGGCTGATGTATCAGTGAAGCAAAAGCGTGGCTTGTCTGCTAAGACTGGTGATGCTTTTGAAGCTGTCATTGGTATGAAGATGCCATCAGGTACACAGAACCAATTCATGGATCAACTCATCTCTGCTCTTTCTTCGGAGAGAGATGTAGAGAAGTGGGCTGATAAGATGGGTAAAGTGATTGGTGACTTTGGTGCTCGGTTTGTATCACCCTTTATCGTCAAAGACATCTTCAACCTTGTTGATTTGATTCGTGAAGGTGGCTCTGTTGCTAGAGATCCTAATGTACTTAAATCAGAGAAACCAACAGATAGAATTTTAGAAGCTGCTGGTAACAGAATTCAATCTAAGCTTCCTGTATTGAAGGAAGAACTACCTGAAACTATTCCTCGTGTCAGACAAGGACCAATATATAAAGAAGGTGAATTCTTTAACAACTTAGTTGGTATTCGTATTACACCAGAGAAGACACCAGAAGAAACTGAACTGATATACCTTGGTATCGAAACATACAAATTGTTTGGTCAACCATCAGGTGATAAAGAATATGACAGGGCTTATGTAGAAGAAGCTAACCCATTAGTCATTGCTACCATTCAAAGAGCAATGCTCAGTCCTCGCTATCAATCTCTGCCTGAGATTGAACAGAAGCAAGCCATTGAAAATGTAGTTAAGAATATTCTTCCAGTGGCTAGGCAGCTCACTGATGCTAAGTTTATGCAGGAAGATTTAAATCGTGTGTACAAGATGAAGTTTAATAAGCTCACTGAAGACACACGAAAGATCATTAATAATAGATATGCTGCTGAGAATAATGGTAAGACATTGGAAGAAACCAATGACTACATGAGAGTACCTGAATATGCAGCTAAGATTAAAGATCTTCAGTTTTCTAAGGGTGGATTTCTTGCTGGAAAGATTGCCACAGCAGGAGCTAAAGGTGCTGTTACAGGAGGCACTGAAGGAATGTTAAACCTTATTAGAAAGGTTAAGAATCCTGAGGCTATTGTTGCTAATGAAATTAACAATGTTGTAGAAGATGCTTTAAATAAAGCAGACTTAACAACTAAAGCAATTCCTACGAAGCCTGTTGCTAAAGTTAAGAGCACCTCTAGTCCTGTCACACCTACACCACCAGTAGAAGAAGCTGTACCAATTACTAAGCAAATGGAAGAAGCTATTCCTGAAACTATTCCAGCAAAGATTGAAGAGCCTCTGCCAGAGATTAAGACAGAGCTACCAGAAGAAGTACCATCTATTTACACTACACCAGTAGCCACTATAAATTTAAATAAACCTAAGTATGGATCTGATCCTGACTTTGTTTCAGATGAGGCTGTTAGAAAAAGTACACTGTCTAGTATTAAATTGCTTAGACAAGAGTCTTTTGCTGCTGTTAAAGATGCTCCTGAGTTTGCAGGTATTGACCCAAGTGCTATTGCTGTAGCGCAGGGGGAATATAGGGCTAAGATTGGTAGAGAATTTAATGCTGACAGTCCTACAGATGTTACAGCATTTGCTGAGTTTGCTCAGGGATATCAAAAGAAACTAGAAGATCTGAGAGAGCAGTATAAAGATATGCCTCCAAAGATCTTGATTCATGGTACAGAGACAGAGCGAACACCCGCTAAAGTTAAACGTGGTTTCTTTGATCCTCAAACAATAGGTAGTAAGAAGCATATGGAATTAGAGGTAGGAGCTACATCTTTCACTAGTGATCTACGATTAAACTACAGAGATGATGCCTTTGGGGGTCCAGTTGTTAAGAACATTTCTTACACTGAGATTCCCTATGCTGACTATATGTTTAGAAGAGTGGACATGCCACTATCAGCATACACTAAGAAGGATATGAATACCATTGCCAGAGCTATTACTGGTGACCCCACAGTGGCTAGACCCTTGAGTCTCCCCCGTAACTTAGGCTATAGAGAAACTGAAGATGCTTTTGTTGAGAGTGAAAAGCTTAAGATACAAACTGACTTTAATAAAATTGAGAAGCAGTACAAACTAATTGAACAACAAGAAACTAATAGAAAAAGACTGACTAATAAATTATTAGATGTTGTTAACAAGACAGACAAAGATGGTCTTACTTTAATTGATAATATCAAAGCATCTACTGAGAAACCTAAAGAGGTTTATGAAACATACATCACCATCAAGGGATTGTTTAAGAATGAGTTTAGACATACAGGTAGTGCAGCCTCATCAAAAGCAGGTATGTTACCTACACCGGATAGCAATCAAACATTTATTAGTTCATTAAATAAACTGGCTAAGACAACCACTGTAGATACTATTGATGCAGTCTCTCTTTCTTTAGAAAGATCTGGAGCTAAAGATAAAGCATTAGCTTTAAAACAACTTAGTAAGAATCTAAAGACAATTCAGACAGTACCAATGTATATACCATCAGGCTCAACACCAGCAGACATAGCTGACATGATTGCTACACAAACTAAAGCTGCTAATAATATCAGAGACTTAATTGGTAATGACTTTAAAATTGTTGATCCAGCCAACCCTAGTAATACCAAGAGAATTGGCTTAGCTAAGGGTGGCTTAGCTAGCCGTAGGTAATACAACATAAGATAGTCTATCAAGAGGAACCTTGTAAAAGAGTTCTCCTTGGTAGACATATTTATTTCTAGACTCTTTAACTTCTGAAGCTAGTACAGCAGCAGCTTCACAATGGAACAAGGCTGTTCCATCCTTATTAACAGAAAAGAAGTATGTTAACATGTCCTGTGTTAGAAGCTTCTTCTTCCTGTTAGGTACATTCAAATCTTCATAGGGAAACTCTACAGTTTTCCATGACAGTCTGACTTCTACCTCAGCATACCCCACCAACAAGCTGTCCTTATACAGATGCAAATCAATCCCATACCTATCGGGATTATCTCTAGCTTCCATACCCCAAAAAGAAGAGACATAGCTCTTAACTACATCTCTTCCAAACTTGTCGTAGGTGTCGTGAAGTTCTTTATCGAACCGCTTGGTAGCCATCTAGTCTTTCAATGTTATCAAAGTAGCCACGATCAAATCCTCGTTGCCACTCCTTACCTGCCACAGATGATGGTTCATATTGATTGACCAACCACCCATGTCTGAAAGCTTTATAGCCCTGTTCAAATTGAATACGCAATGGTGCAGATCGTTCAGACTTGACTTGCATGTTATTCCCCTGTAGGTTTATCGCCCTTGATGAGTTCACCTATCTCATCAAACTCACCAATATAGATACTAAGAAAAGGCAACTTAAGTAGTATACCACTATAAGAAAACAATTTATCCTGTGGTCCACCATCATCAATGATGTGGCAGATGGTGTCATTGAATTCAATATCAATTCCTATGCCTTGCCTTAGCTCTACAACAATCATGCTGCCTTACCCCATACATCATCCCAAGTGCCAGTGGTAGCACCCTTGCTGTAGTCGGTTACACGCTGCTCAAAGAAGTTGGTGTGGCTAACACCAAGCATACCATCCACCCAAGGCAGAGGGTTCTTCTTAATCTTATAGATACCCTTCATCCCCATAGAGATGAGCCTACGATCAGCAATGTAGCGGATGTATTGCTTCACTTCTTCTTTCGTAAGCTTCTCGACTTCAACCATTGAAAAAGCCAGATCCACAAACTGATCCTCCAGACCCACCATTTGATCTGCAATTTCCTTGATGCGATCCGAAGTGCTCTCATCTTTGTTGTTCTTAACATATTCACGATAGACCTTTATCATGCCTTCAGCATGCTGAGTTTCGTCCACAATAGACCAAGCAATGATTTGGCCCAACCCTTTAAGCTTACCATTCCTTGCAAAGTTTAACAACATAACAAAGCTAGAGAACAGTTGCATGCCCTCACCGAAGGCAGAGATAGCAGCAATCTTCTCAGCCATTGGTGCTGCACTAAGATTGTTAATGTAGTCATGCTTTTCCACCATCTCCTTGTATTCAAGGAACTCATTGTATGTAGACTCAGGCAAGCCCAAGGTTTCAATGAGGTGAGCATAGGCTGCTACATGCAGGGCTTCCCTACCTGCAAAACCACTAAGCATCATCCTTACCTCAGGCTGTTTGAATATAGGAATGTAGTGGTCATGATAGCCACTGCCAATGTCCAAGTCACCCTGTACAAAGAAGCGCAAAATCTTTGTTAGAAACTCCTGCTCTTGTTTGCTTAGCTTCTTATAGTCTTTAACGTCCTCAGACATAGGCACTTCTGAATGAAGCCAATGGCTCTGCTCATGCTGCAGCCAAGCATCATATGCCCAAGGATATTTAAAGGGTTTGAATGTTGTACGCTCTTGCGTAATATCTAATTTAGTTTTTACCATATCATCCTTCACATGCTAAACAAGTTTCACCTTCTGCCACCTGCTTCAAATCAATATCGTCTTCAATACGCTGACGTTTAATCTGAGCACCCACTTTATCTGCCTTACGCACCTTCTCTGAACGAAGATAGTATAAGCTTTTCAGCCCACTCTTCCAAGCAAGGAAGTGAATTGCATGTAGATATTTAATGGATACATTGGCATGGAAGAACAAGTTGATGCTCTGTCCTTGGTCAATGTATTTCTGTCTGTCTGATGCAAGTTCAACCAACCACCGCTGATCAATCTCCATAGCAGTCTTAAACACTTCCTTCAATTGCTCAGAGATGTCTAGGTGCTGTACAGATCCTTCGTTGCTGATGATGGATGCCCACACATCGTCATCGTCCATGCCCAGTGCAGCAAGTTGTGCTTTCAAGAACCTGTTCTTGTAAACGAATGACCCACTGAGCGTGTCTTGGCGAAATACATTCGCTCTGTACGGCTCGACTGAAGGGCTAGTATTCCCCATGATAAGGCTGCTACTAGCGTTAGGGGCAATAGCAGTATGATGACTAAACCTTCTACTAATATTGCCGTGACCAGCATCGATACAACTACCACGCTGCTGCTCCAAGACAGAGTCAGCAAGTAGACACGAAGAATGAATGTGCTTAAAGATTTCATTGTTATAGCTCTTAGCCATCACACCATCGATGGCTACACCTTTCTTCTGTAAGAATGCATGAAAGCCTAGAGTACCTACACCAATGCTTCGCTCCATCATTGCACTGTACTTAGCCCTAGCAATTGTTGATGGTGCTTTGTCGATGAAGTATTGCAAGACATTGTCTAGCATTTCCATAACATCTAAGATGAATTGCTTATCATCTTTCCAGTCATCGTAGTATTCTAGATTGAGAGAAGACAGGCAGCACACTGCTGTTCGTTTCTCGTTAGTCGGTAGAAATATTTCTGTACACAGATTGCTACCATTAATCTTCAAGCCTTTGTCGCTCAACCACTTAGGCATAGCCCTGTTAGCTGTGTCAATGAACACCAAGTATGGCTCACCTGTCTGCATGCGTAGGTCCAGTATTTTCTGCCATAGATATTTAGCAGACACTGTCTCTACCACCTCACCACTGGAAGGATTCTTAAGCTGAAAGCTATCATCATAGTCAGGATCTTTCATGGCCTTCTCAATGATGGTCATGAATTCATCGGTGATGTTGATGCCATGATGCAGGTTTAATGTGCGTACATTCTGATCACCTGTAGGCTTACGCATCTCCAAGAACTGGATGATGTCAGGGTGATGGATGTCTAGGTAGGCAGCATAGCTACCCCGTCTTGTGCGTCCTTGGCGGTAGGCCAAGGAACTGGCATCGTAGATTTTGAGGTGGGGCATAACACCAGTAGACTTATCATCACCATTGCGGATACCAACATGAACCCCGACACCACCACCATACATGGATAGCCAGTTAGTTTCTGATAGGTTATCGACCAAGCCTTCTGCACTATCATCCATGTAATTAAGGAAGCAGCTAATAGGGAGGCCACGCTTAGAGCGACCAAAAGATAGGATAGGTGTAGAGTAGCTAAGCCAGTGCTTACTACTGTAGTTATACAGTCGCTGAGCGTGTTCTTGACTTGACGCAAACGATTCCGAAACATAAGCAAATCTTTCTTGAGGGCTAGCCTCTTCATCCTTCATGTAACTCTCTCTCAATCTCTGGATACCAAGTTCATCAAACAAACTATCCCGAGACAGGTCAATAGCGACCTTAAACTTTGCCATAAATATTCCTAAAGAGTGATAAAAAAGGGAGCCAAAGCTCCCAGAGGAAAGGTAGTTATACCTCAGGTTGTGTTGTCTTGGGTGTTGTTAACATCAATGTCACCAACATATTTACTTCCTTCTTTAATGCCATTTTTAAGGGCTGTTATTATACCCAGACTAAGCAGTGTCTCACGCTCTTCAGATGTCATATCAAATGAATAAGTAGCACTACCATCTTCATGTTCTTTTAATAAAATTGCATTCATTTCTTTTTCCTTTCTGCCTTCTCTAGTTCTGTCTTCACTTTGTGACAGGGTTTACACATCACTTGTAGGTTTTCTATCTCACAGAAGATACGATCAATGAACAAGTCCCAACTAACAAAGCCTTCTGTTGGAGATACTACAGGTAGTATATGATCTACCTGTACATCTGCTGCAACAAAGTGCTTCTTACATTTAGCACACTTGTAATGCATTGCCAACTTGCCTGTCTTCTTGTTAGTCTTCCTACCAACGAAGGCTTCTTTAAGAGCCTTGTACTTAGGAGGCCAACGCCTAGACGCAGCACGAAGGGCAGAGGTGACAAAGCTTCTGAACCTAGAGTCAGTCCACTCGCCACCATTTCTTTTCTTATCTACCAACTGGTGTATCTACTAGATGCGACATGTCAGCAGCATCGTAATGCACAAATAAATCCCTAGCTATAGCCAGTGCTTCGTCAATATCTAGAGCAACAAACTCAGAGAGAAACTTGTCGTACTCAGATTCAGCTATATGCTCAACAACAAAGCCATTGCTTGCTTCTCTAATGGTTACAGAATTAACTTTCATTCTAGTCCTTCAATATCTATGAAAGAAAAGAGCACTTCCTGTGCATCCATTCGTTCCAACGAAGCAGTTAAGTTTTCAGTGATGGCTTCACTCAGCACCTCTTCATTTAGGTAGACATTAGGTAGGTCTTGAGGCTTAAAGAAAACCTTTAAGTGGATGTCAACAGCAATCATAATCGTTCCAGTCTTTCTTCTATCAGCCTAGCATAGCCAATGATGTCATGCCATGAGTCATGATACCAAGGATCACCATTAACAATGCGAGAGATTTTGTTACAGATGAGATCAAGGCTTTCCTTCATATCATCATCCATCTCTTTCCATTCAGCACCAGACCTGACAGATTCTTTTAAAGCTTGAGAAACTCTAGAGACATCTTCTTTGTAGTTGCCATACCTAACACCTCGTTGTATTAGTGTGTCATCTATGTTCATTGGATGCCTCCAACTGTCTTAGTGTTAATGGTAAAGCTACCATCACCAAAGCTGTCATGATTTGCGTTGTATGAAATGTCACCAACATCAGCAAACATCTTACCGCAATATTCAACAAGCTTGTTAGCAAGTGCTTCATCTTCTTCCATGTGTGGTATCACTGATGCCAATATCGTAGCCATACCAATCAAATTGTTTACATCGTCTTCACTGATAGTGAGTGGTCCAAAGCCACTGACTAACACCTGAAAGTTGTTTTGATATTTACCATCTACAATAGTAGGACGCAGGATTAGTGCAATGTCATTTGGCTTTAAGCTTGTGGAGGTTTCCATATCTGTCCTTCATATCTTCGTAGAAAAAGAAGCTGAGCATTCTCTAACACACGCTCAGCATCACCCTCATAAGCTTCCAACACTTTGTTGTATAGCTCAAGTTCGTTTGTTGTGTCCCCAATTATCTTGGCTGCTTTCACTGGACCAATACGGAACAATCCTTTGATGTTATCAGCAGCATCACCTGTCAGCATCTGTGTGTACAACTTAACCAGAGCTTCCTCTGGTTTAATATAGTAGCCTAGATGTTTAACAAAGTTGTAATGCCATCCGCATATCTGATCTAAGTCTTTGTCTAAAGACACAATGACACAATTGTCACCAAGCTTTGTAGCTTCAATGGCAATGGTGTCATCAGCTTCTTCACCCTCAGAGATAGTGGCTCCCCATTCCTTAACAAGATGG